ACATTGTGTGCCGGAATGTTTGGTGTTCCCGCCTACTCTAGCTTCTCCTTCCCCTACCTGGTTTGGTAGATAGATTAAGCTCTAGTAAACTCGGGCTCTGTATAGAGCCCTCTGAAGAGTTGTAGCACCTTGTTAAGGTGCAGAAGAATCTTCAGTCAACTCAGGAATTTGTTCCTGAGATACCGGATCAATCCGCTCTTCTACAGTTAAGCAGTAATGCTTAATAACATCATCAGTTATCATTTTCTTTTGGAAGGAAAACTTCACATAGAATGATTGTAGATCTGAGAGGTCCTCGTAAGAGGTTGCCACTTTTAGAGCGTGTTGTAAACGAAACTTAGGTACCCCTTCGTGAATTTCTTCACTATTGGGTATAAGTCCGAATTCTTTAGTTACGTCTTCGAGCTCTTTAACAAGAGTCCTCATGTACTTGGAAAAGATGCTATTAAATGCGTCCTCACCTATACTAGAGTTTCTGTAACTATGCAATTCACGATCAAAGAAAGTTGTGTTTAACCCAGCACCAATCTCGAAAGAGAGGCGTGTAGTACACTTCAATCTTGCTTCTCTCAGTTTAAGGATGATTTCCCCATAACTTTTAGAAGGATCTAGTGACTCCCAGCAAAAACTAGGAATACTTTTATCACTCGTCGATTTACTCACATACCAGTTCACAATAGCTAAATCCATATCGGACAGCTCAGAATCTGGAATATCGATCTCGTTGGATATTGCGTCAATGGCCCTCTTTGACTCTAATATAGAGCTACTTAGAAGGCAGTACCAGTACTCCTCAGAATCGGTAACCAAGTGGTAAAACTCGATCTCTTCTTCATTCAAAAGGGTTTCTTCCTGAAGAAAACATTTAAGTGCGGATGCTAATACCAGTGAGTGTGTATCATCATATAACACCTTATGACAGATTAGTGATTTCCAAAACATAGTGAATTCCCAAGGTTTAAATCTCGATGAACCACTCTGTCTCGTGAGAGACATTAAGTCGCGGAAGAGTCTGGTTACATTAATAATGGCACCGCGTTCCTCAAGGTGAAGAAGCAACGATTTGACCGCCAACAGGTTATCCCTGATGGAAAGGCACAATTTAGCAGAAATCCTTGAAACGTCTAGACCATAATTTATGTTTCTAGAGACGTATTCGCAGACCAAATTATTTTCGGTCGCTATCTTGGACTTCTTTAGATTCACTGGAACACCTAGAACCTTAAAAAGTTCAGGGATTGCTCCTTTTGGATCGAAGGCGAAAAGATCATCTCCGACTGCGGATCGTGGATATTTGAATTGGGATAATTTCTCTCCGTATTTCGTCACATAGATGTACTTTATAAGCAACATCGAAGTGAGTGATGCGATTTGAAAAGAACCCCTGGTTCCCATTCCTTGACCTACTGAATACTTGATCATTTTCTGTTGTGCTCCAAGTTTCCAAGGGCATTTAACGACCAATGATTCCCAGTGTTCGGCGATTTTACTGCCAAACAATTCCTCCACGACCATAACCTGAAGACTCGCCGGTAAACGGTCTGTCCAAGAAGTAAGGTCATAAGAGTTTACGTTAGCTTTTAATCGCTTCTGTAATTTTTCGAATCCTGCCTTATGACTATAGTAGTCACATTCCTTACGGAACAACTGCTTCATCACTTTCAAAACTTCGTCTTCGAATCCACTAAGCAAATGCTGTGTGAATTTATCAGACATTGCAATGACACGTGACTTGTTGCCTTTATCTGGTATTGGGGTTAGTTTACGGAGATAAATCTTTCGTAACTTCCCTTTACCCAGCTCGTTTCTGAGTTTTTGGCTATTACATCGTTCAGGTGATCCTAACTCCTCAAGAAGCGAGTTTCGACCAAGTTCTTTCACGTAAGTATAGAAACTGGAATTTCCAGTTAATTTACAAAGTGGTTCGAAATGGTCATTCCAACTATCAAGATGAGTTAGTAAGCCTGCTTCTAGTCCGGCTGATTCAACTGAATCTTTTCCGGAAGGACCAGATTTCCCTGTCTTCAAGAAGGGTACAATGGTCCATTGGACTGATGAGGTCTTAACGACTGGCTTTAAGAATTTCTTAAGGAATCTTTTGAAATCTCCAATGAAGCTTGTAGGCATACTTGTTCCAGCATCTGTAATTGATGAGGTATCTATCTCAGAGTTATCTGATTTAATCCTATTAATAGACAATAAACATCTGATCAAACGATCTGCAATGTCGGAACCTTGTATATGCGATCTTTGCCACCGAAAGAGAAATCTTAGGTCTTTGAACGCACTTGGCCATCTATCTTTACGTCCAGTTGAAATATTACCGGGGTTAGGAATAGAATCGTGTCCCTCCTTATCAGTTTCTAGAAGAGTAATAGCATAGTCGCGTACTGAGTTGTAAAATTTGGTTCCGCCTACTATGCCCATGTGTTTGATTTTGTCATTATGATAAGTCCTAACAGATTCTAAACAGTCCTTCAAGTTCACAAAATTGATTGACTCAAAGGGTTTGTCTAAGAAACTGGCATCTATGCCAAAATTAGTCATACTACTATACAGAACATTGTTCAGTACAAGTGTATAAATGGTAAGATCTTCAAAAATCATACCTGCACATGAGTTGTTACTCTTTTCCGAAAAGTCACCATCTTTTGACGGAGTTTCCGTTAAATTGGTATCTGCCTGAAATTTGGCAGAACAGTGTTTATTATGAGTTGTAAAATACTTATAAGAAATACCCACACAATTTAAGATGCGTGGATCGAGATGATAAAATTGAAAGTGCGAAGTTTTCGTATTAGTAATAATATTCATCATGATAATTCTAAGGCTGTCTCCAACATTGGGGAGAGCGTATGTACTGGGAGAAGGATAAATCCATTTCCTAAACATACATGGGGTCTGTAGCTGCTACAGATTATTAACTTCTTTCGACGTTATTCACAATGTGAAACTGCGTCCTGGAAGAGGTACCAAACCTAGGGAGTATTCCGTGCTCACTAGAGCGAGAAATCGCGACAAACCGAGGAACA